CCGAGGATCTGCGCGCCCGGCGCAATGCTGGCCCAGGTGGTGCCGAGCGTGCCCGAACCGGTGACGGTGCCCTGCGCCAGCACCTCGCGGAACAGCAGGCCGCCGAGCCCGTTCCAGCGGTCCACGATGTTGTTCAGCGCCTCGACGCACACGGCCAGGGTGTCGGGGTCGGCCGTCTCGCCTGGGCTCAGTCGGTTGAGCCGGAAGCGCAGGGCGCCCTGGATGATGTCGCGCGCGCTCGGCATGGCGTCAGCCCAGCAGTTCCTGCAGGCGCTTCACGCCCATGCGCTTGTCGTAGTGGATGCCCTTGGCGTCCAGCGCGGCGCGCAGTTGCTCGATGGTAGGCGCGGCGCCCTCAGGAGCAGAGGTGCCACCTTCAGGGGAGACGTCCTGCTTTTTCACCTCGTCCTGGGGCGCCGCACTCAGCGGAGGCTCGTAGCCGGCAGCGGTCAGGCTGGCGTGCTCGGCCTCGTCGTTCGCCACCGCGAAGCCGCCAAGGGCCGCGCAGTGCATGTGAAGGGGGTAGTCCATCGTCGTCTCTTGTGGTGGTGCTGAAGGAAAGAGCGGGGCCGAAGCCCCGCCCGCTCGATCAGTTGGTGCGACGAACGATGAAGTTCGGCAGCGTCACCGCGGCACCCCACAGGATGTCGAAGCGGCTGATGAACCGGTTGTTGGTGATGTCGTAGCCGCGCACGAAGCGCAGCGTGACGCCACCGTCGTCGGCCAGGCTCGCCTGGTAGGCCATGTCCATGCCGCCGGGCAGTTCCTGCTTCGGCGACACGAAGGTCATCGCGTCCTTGTGCCAGATCAGGTTTTGCGTGTAGCTCGTGTTGGCCGAGCCGGTGCGCACCGTGATGGCCGCGTTGTCGGCCGGGCGAGCGGTCACGTTCTGGTAGGCGCCGCCGGCGATGATCGCGGGGGAGATCACCAGCGTGGCGTTGCCCGAGCCGTCCGAAGCCGCGTCGGCCGTCACCACGAAGTCCTGCAGCACGCCGGTGGACTGCTTGGTCTCCGGGTTGACCGAGAACACGTTGGCGATGTTGATGACGTCGCCCTGCTTCAGGCGGTTGGCCGCGGCAGCCGTCCAGCCGTCCGTGACCAGCGAGGTCGTGGCGCCGTACGGGTTGTCGGTGGAGCCGCTGTTCGTCAGGCCCTGGTTCGCGCCGTTGACCAGCGGCGTGCCGCCGAGGCCGCCCACCGTGTGGGTCGGCACGTTCTGCGACATCGCGAAGTCGAGGCCCAGGCCGGTCTTCACCACACCGGTCTTGTACTGGTCGCCCAGCATGGACTGGTTGTTGAACAGCGTGGCCAAGCCGGCCACCACGGCGGCGTTGGCGCCCGGCTCGATGGCCGCGATGCGCTGGCCGTCGCGCGGCACGCTCATGCGGTCCAGCGGCACCTGCGCGTTCAGGATGTCGGCGATGCTCGACGGGCCGGTACCGGGGGTGCCGACGAACTGGTGCGCGCCGTTCTTCATCAGCGTGGCCAGGTTGAAGTCCAGCATGGCCGCCAGCTTCAGGCCCGCGGGCTTGAGGTAGCGGTTCTTGAACGCCGGGTCGACCTTGCCATCGTTGCCGATGGACGAGGCCAGTTCGGTGGAGCCGACGGCGAAGTCCAGACCGAGCAGGGGCTGCAGCGTGACGTCGACCGAGCGCTCGGTCACGTCCTGCACGTTGGCCGTTTCACCCGAGCGGTGGGTGAACTGCACCGGCGCGCGAGCCTTGACGGTGCTGCCGGGCTTGAGGGAGTTGCCCCAGGCGTCCTGGTAGTCGGTGTTCAGGTTGCCGAGGAACGCCGACTGGTTGTGTGCGATGCGCAGGACTTCGTTGGTGACGACCTGCGAGGTGACAAGTGCGTTTGCCATGATGCGTTGCCTTTCGAGAGGCCCCGCACCATGGCGAGGCCGTGTTTACCTTGCGGCCCGCTCCTGCTCGTTGGCCCACTTGATGTAGGCCTTCGTGTCGGCAGGATCGGGCATCCCGTTGACCTTCCCGCCGCCTCGCACCGGTTCGATGGGAGGGGCGGCCTTGCTCGGTTGCGGCTTCGCCTCGGCCTTCTTGGCGGCCAGCTTCGCCTCGATCTTCACGACCGTGCGCGCGGCCTGCGTGGCGCTCATGCGCCCGAGGGCTTCGGCTTCTTCCGCGTTCTCGGGGTCCGCCAGGTACTCGATCAGGGCGCGCGGGTCGTCGGCCTCGAAGATCACCTCACCGACCGGCTTGGGTCGGCCCTGAGCGTCCCGAAGGCCGCCCACAGCGTCGTCGAGGTCGGCCGCGACTTCATCGAATCGACCGCCGAACTCCTTGGCCAGCTTCGTGATGACGGCCTGTCGGTGCTCTGCCACCGCCTCCTGCTGCTGGATCGTCGGCGCCACTTGTCGGGCGCGCTGGTCGACCAGCTCCTGCAGTTGCTTGCGGGTGAGCGTCAGCGGCTCGTCTTCCGTCTGCTGCTGGGGTGGCATCGTGCCGGCGCCCTGCTGCCCGTTCGTCACGGATTCGGAACGTTGGCCCGTCGAGAGCCGAGCCTGCAGTTCGTATTTCTGCCGAGTCACGTTGTCGAGGCGACGACGCAGCTTGGCGATCTCGCGTTCCTCGGCGGTCTTTTCCTTCTTCGGCGGCTGCTCGCCTTCGGGCGTGGTCTCCCCCTCGGGCTTTGCCTCGGCTCCTTCAGCGGCGGCCAGGGCGGTCTGGGCCTGCTGCAGAGCTTCAGCGGTGTTCGCTTCGCTCGCCGCGGCCGGGGTGGCAGATGGCAATGCGGTTTCGGTGGTCACGGTGGTTCCTCACGAGGGCGACGAAAAGGGCGCGCCGGCCGCCCCCGCAGCCTCCGGCGCGCCCTGGTGGATCAATGCGGAACGCGAACGTGCACGACATCCATCATGTGAGCGAAGGAGTCGTTGACCGTGGTGAGCGTGCCGCTGCCGTTGTGATCCGTCGCGCGCCGGCTCATGTAGATGTTTTCCCAATTGCTGCACGGCTTGGTGCCGTAGTGCCACCGGGAATACAGGCCCGCCTGGTTGGCCGCGCGCGCCGGCAGGGTCTGGCTGCCGGTGAAGTAGGCCGCCCAGGTGCCCCAGCCCACGTTGCCCGCCGGAATGCCGGTGCAGTTCAGCTGGTTGTTGGAGGCCAGCGATACCGGCGTGATCGAGCCGTCGGCGTTGCGCACCAGCTCCATGATGTGGAAGCTGGTCTGCTGGTTGGTGCCGGCGAAGCCCACGAAGTGGTAGTACACCCGCCCGGTGCTCGTCATGAAGATTTGCGGCAGGCCGAACGTGATCGAGTGGATCTCACCGTCCCAGCGGATCTCACCCTGCGGGGTGACGATCATCAGCCGCACGCTCGTGATGGGCGCCTGCGACACCGTGGGATAGGTGTCGTTGCAGGCGCTGTACGTGCCCAGCGCCATCACCTGCGGGATGTCCAACTGGTAGGTGCCGCCCACGTTGCCCTGCGCGCCGGTGCCCGTGCCGTTGGCGATGATGCGCTGCGGCAGCATGCCGACCGCGCTGCTCGAATGCGCGAACAGGGTGGTGCCGATCGGCAGCGCCGGAATCTGGCAGGTGATGGTCGTGCTGGCCACCGTCTGCGACACGCTCACCGTGTAGGTGCCGGTGCCGCCCAGGCCCGTGCCCTTCGCAGTGATCTTCGTGCCCGCCGTCACGCCGGTGCCGCTGATGACCTGGCCCAGGCACACCGTGCCGCTGCCCACCGCGGTCACGGTCAGCGTGGTGCCGCTGATGCTGCCGGTCACGCTGGCATTGCTGCTCGCGTCAATGGTCAGCACCGAGCCCGTGCACGAGCCGCGGATTTCGAGCTGCGTGGCGTAGGGCTTCGGCTGCGTGTAGCGGTACGGGATCCACCACTCCCCCGTGAGGAAGTTGAACATCGCATCCTTGGTGCGGCACTCGGGGATGTCGTTGGCCGCGTTGTACGGGCCGCCGTTGCCGTCATAGGGGCGGATGAGCCACGGCACCGGCGGGCTGATCCACTGCACCTTCAGGTCGCCCGTGCGCTTGTTGTGCGTCCAGATGCCGAACTTGTGGAAGGTGTAGGCGTTGATGTCGTACAGGCGCTTCTGGCTCAGGCGGTCGGCGTACTGCTCGCACACCGCTTCCCACATTGCCACGTTGCCCTGGCAGATGCCGTAGGCCACGTCCAGGTCACCGTTGAGGCCGACGCACACCGTGTCGTAGTCCGCCCGCTCCTCGGTCTTGAACTTGATCATGGCGTCCTGGGTCCAGTTCGCACCGTCCCAATACAGCCACTGGAAAGTCTTGTAGCACTGCAGCGTGGTTGTGACCTGGTTGCCCGTCGGGTCCGGCAGCTGCCAACCGGCGATCACCACGCGGGTCTTGTTGTTCGAGTCCTGCTGCAGCGCGATGCCGGCGTCGAGGTAGGCGCCGCTGCTGGTCAGCTGCTTCGTCATCGCCGTGGCCGGCGTCGACTGGATGCTGTAGGTGCTGCCGACCTGCGTGCCGGCAGAGTTGAACACCGCCAGCTTCGAGGTGTAGTTCAGGCCCGAGCCCGTCGTGAAGAAAACGATGAGCTGGTCGCGGCTGACGTCGCGCAGCAGGTTGTACTTCGTGAAGTCGGTCCCCGTGACCTGCATCACCTGAGTCCAGCCGGTGCCGGCCGAGATAGGGCCACCCGTGGGCGAGCGCATCAGGCGCAGCGCCTGGGCCGTGCCTGCCCCGCCGCTGTTGTCCTGGATGTACATCAGGTACTCGGTGCCATCGGCCATGCGCATCGAGATGCCCTTTTGCAGGCCGGCCCAATCCTGGCGCACGCGCGTGCTGGCGTCGGCACCGCAGCCGTCGCTGGCAATCGTGTTGATGTGGTCGATGACCGGGGCGGTGGCTGTGGTCTGCAACGCCAGCGCGGATTCCAAGGTGGGGATCACCTTGTTGTTGAAGCCGTACTTATTGCCGGTGTTGTCCACCTTGCCGGCGAGGGCGACTGCCAGCGCCGAGTTGTCGGTGGGGGCGCCAGTCAGCGCCGAGAACGCCGACGAGCCGCCAACACCACCGCCGAAGCCCGCGAGTTTTCGAGTGAGCCCGCCCATGTCACACCACCTGTTCGGCAGAGGCGGCCAGGCCCGAGGGCGCGCCACCGGAGACAGCCGCGCGGATCTGCACGGCCGGCAGGATGAACATCGCGCCGCCGGCTGCCGTGAGGTTCGTGTCGGTGCCGACGTCCACCCAGGTGGCGCCATCGGGGCCGAGGAATTGCAGCTTCACGGTTGCGCCACCGAACGTGCCGCACACGGCGAACACGCCGGTTCCACCCACCCAGCGCTGCGGCTGGCCGGTGGCGGCTTCATTGCTGAGGAGTTGCATCGTTGGGCTCCATCGGTTGGGGTTCGCCCAGCGGGGCGGGCGGTTCGGGGGTGACCGGTGGCATGCCGGCGGGCGGCTGCTCGGGCGCGTGAGGCATGTCCATCGGCGGCAGCTCGGTGGCCTCGCCGGTGGGGATCAGCTGGTCGTCGCCGGGCAGCGGCGCGGGGTGGCTGAGCATCTGCTCGAGCGTCTGCGGCACAAGCGACAGCACCATCTGCTGCACCTGCTCTGGCGTGAGGAACGACCCGAGGGACTGCATGCGCTTCGTCCAGGCGTCGAAGGCCTTGATGGCGTTTTCGTCGTCCTTCGCCTCGGCCTTGGCCTGCAGCTCGGCGCACTCCTGCATCGACTCCTGCGCGTGCTGGATGGCCTCCTGCAGGGCGGCCTTCAACTGCTGCACCTCGGCCGTCAGCTGCTCGGTGGTGGCCTGCTGCTTCTCCGGCTGCAGGATTGCGCGTACCTCGGGCGGCGCCACCGCGGTGAGCACCTGCGCCAGCTTGTCGGCGTTCGGCACGTCCAGCGTCTGCGCCCACAGCGGGCCGATGGCCGGCATCAGCTGCGGGTTGGCCCGCGTCATCTCGGTGTAAGCGGCCTGGGCCTGCTGGCGCTGCGTGCTGAAGCTGGCGCCGATCACCACGCGCACGTCGTACTTGCCGACGTTGGGATTGATGCTGATGCCCTGCGGGGTCTCCTTGACCGCCTCGCCCTTCGGGTCGATGGTGACGTGACCGGGCGTGCTGTCGAGGCCGAGGATGCGCACCTGCCGGCGGGTGTCGATGAGCCGCTGCGTCATCTCCACGCACAGCTTGCCGACCTGACCCAGCGAGGCGGCCAAGTGCGAGGGGAAGTTGGCGGTGGAAGCCTCGCCCTGCTGCTTGCGCGACTCGATGGCGATGCCGCTTGACTCGTTCGAGGGGGCGCCGAGGTTGGCCTGGTACATGCCCAGCGAGGCCTGGATGTCGCGCTCGGCGCGGTCGCTGCCGATGATGTGGTTGCGCAGGTCGAGGGAGAGCGACGTGCGAATCGGAGCCGGGATCGCGCGCTGGTTGGTGTCGTCCCAGTCCACGTAGGGAAGGTAGGCGCGGCGCTCCACGCTGGCGCGGTCCCACAGGCGCTTGAGGTTGTCCTGGCCGGCCAGGGCCGACTCCGGCATCAGCCATGGCGACTTCGCGATGTCCGCCAGCAGCACCCTGATTTCCGACTGGTGGAAGTTGTAGGACTGCTGGGCGCTGCGCGCGCGTCGGCCCATGCCGCAGTACGTGATGCGGCCGTCCCGGTGGCCCACGTAGCCGTAGACCGGCACGATGCCGATGCCGCTGGCCGGGTAGTCCACTTCCTTGTCGAGCACGCCGGCACCCGACAGGCGAACCCACTTCACGCTGCGGCGCTTGTCGGTGTAGTTCTGCCGGCCGGCGCTGTCGGGCTGCGCGACCACGCGGCCCTGCTTCTGCGCCTCCCAGAACTCGTCCTCGGGCAGCGCGAACACCTCGGGCTGCACGCCCTGCTGCATGGACGCTTGCGCGGCGGCCAGGTCCACGCAGAAGATCATGTTCACGGTCTCGTCGACCAGCCGCCACTCCTCGGCGGTCAGGATCTCCTGCCGCTCGTCCACCGTGCGGTAGTCCTTGTCGCCGAAGCTCACCTTGTCGGCACCCTTCCAGCGGCGCTCGAACTCGCGGTGCGACATTGGCGTGAGCAGCTGGCCGAACGTAGCGTCGCTGCCGTCCTTCTCCACGCTGAACGGGTCCAGCACCACGCGCAGAGGGTCGCCCTCGCTGCTGATGCGCGGCTCCTGGTAGCCGAGCGCGCGGTCGGTGTACTCGGGCCGCACGATCAGGTAGCCGACGCCGGCGCGCGCGGCGCTGGTGAGCGCCGTGGCGTAGTGCTGCTGGGCTCGGCTGGTGTGCTCGATGTGGCGGAAGAAGCCGTCCAGGTTCTCGGCGACCTTCTTGACCGCGCCACCCGTGACCGGAATGGCGTGGATGGCCGGCGGGCGCTGCTCGACCTGGCCGGCCACATTGCTGATGTACTGGCCCACCTGGTCGAACACGAGGCATGGCCGCGCGCCGCCGGGGTCGGTCTCGCGCTGGCGTTTTTCGGCCTCGTCCCATTGCGCGGGCTCAGAGGGGTCCGTGAAGGCCAAGTCCTCTTCGATCTGCTTCCGCTGGGTCCGGGTCGCATCAATCGCTTCCCGGTAGCGTTCACCCGCCTCTTTGACGATGTCGCTCATAGGGTGCACCCGGCGTGGCTCTGGCGCTTGGCGGCGAGGTAGACCGCATGCGCAGCCTCGGCGGTGTCGAAACTGCCAAGGTGCTTCTGACGGCCGCCAAGGGTGATCCGTGCGCGCCACTTGCTGGAGTGGGCGTGCCATGTGGCACCCAGCAGCCCACCACGGTTGTCCGCGCGTGCATGGCGCTGGTTCTCCATGTTGGTCCGCCGGTCGGTCAGGCGCAGGTTTTCGAGCCGGTTGTCGAAGCCGTCGCCATTGATGTGATCCACCTCCCCCGTTGGCCACTCGCCGTGCACGTGCAGCCAGATGAGCCGGTGCAAGCGGTAGCGCTTCCCATCCACGGTCGTGCGGAGGTAGCCGCCGCCGTCATGGGAGCCGACAGCGCGCCCCGCTGGATGCGCGTTGCCATGGGTGTTTCGACGCACCAACCGGCCCTTGGCCGCGTCGTAGTGGAATAGCTCGCGCAGACGCGCGGCAGTGAGGCTGTCGGTCATAGGCGCGCGCCCGCGGCGGCGGACGTGGAGAAGTCGAGGGTTCGGGGGGCCGACTTCGCTGCGCGCCTGGCGCCTTCACAGGCGTAGCGCAGCGCGTCGATGGTGTGGTTGCGCTTGTCTTCCAGCTTCGACAGCACCTTGCCGGTGAGCTTGTCCGTCTCGAAGCTGTAGTGCGTCAGCTCGTCGATGACGTGCACGCAGCGCGGGTGCACCACGATGTCGAAGGACTTCAGCCACTCGATGCCTTCCTCGACGGACTTCGCGCCCTTCACGGCCGGCTGGATCTTCGGGAAGCCGTGGCGCTTCATGTGGCTGATCGTCTCGGGCCGCGAGCTGTCGGCGGTCATCGTCCAGCGCTCGGCGTCGGGGATCGTGAAGAACAGGTCGGGCGTGTCGGTGATCTCGCAGCCGACCTGATACGCCTCGTAGTCGACGTACAGCGTGCGGCCGATGATGTGGCAGCGCACGCCGACGGTCGGGTCCACCGCGAAGCCCCAGTCCGCGCCCAGGCGGTGGATCGCATCGGCCGCCGCCTCGAATTCCTCAATACGCCAGTTGCGGAAGACGCGCGTCTCGCTGTTCTGCACGTAGCCGCCCAGCCAGACATGGGCGTACTTCTCCGGGTCGCGGGCGCGGTCGTACTCCATCTCCGCCCGCAGCACGTCGGGCAGCATGGGGTTGTCGAGGTAGTTCGCCTGCACCACCACGGCATCGGGCGGCGGCGTCTCGCCGCGCAGCAGCACGTCGATGGGGTCGGTGGGCTGGTACGGGTTCCAGCCGAACCACAGCTGACTGCCGGGCTTGCGGATGGTCGGGCGCAGCAGCGTGAGGCTCTTTTCGGTGGCGTTCTGCGCTTCCTCGAACCACGCGCGGTCGAAGCCTTCCAGCGACTTGATCGACTCGGCCGTGTGGTTCTGCATGCCCTCGAAGATGGTCACGCCGCCCCACTTGCTGAAGATCCGCCGGTCCTGGATGTCGAAGTAGGCGCCGGCGTTGTAGGCCTCGACCTTGGCCTCCAGCAGCTTCTTGACCGAGAACTCCAGCGACTTCAGCGTCTCACGCAGGCACACGAAGTCGACCTTCTCGGTGACGTTCTCCTCCAGCCACAGATCGGCGAAGAAGTGCGACTTGCCGGAGCCGCGGCCCCCGTGCGCGCCCTTGTAGCGGGCCGGCTTGAGCAGCGGCAGGAACACCCGCGGCGTGGGGATGTGCAGCGCAGTCACTTCGGGTCGACCACTTCGCGCACGATGCGCTCGAACTGCACGGGGCCGCCGCCGGGGCCGGTCACTTCCACCTTGTCGCGGAACATGCCGATGTGCTTGCCCATCAGCTCCCAACTGCGCAGGGCCGGGGTGAACTCGCCCGCGTTCTCGGCTTTGTCAGCCAGTCGCTCCAGGGCCTGCATGACCTTGGCGGCGTCGACGCCTGCGGTTTTGGCCAGCGCCTGCATGCCCTTCTCGACGGCAGCCTTGACCACCGGCCGCTGCATGAGCTCGTGGGCGATCTTGCTGGCGGTGCGCTCGCTATAGCCGGCCCGGGCGGCGGCTGCGCCCGGCGCGCCCACGTCCTTCAGCAACTCGGCGACGAACAGCCGCTCGCGCGCAGTCATCTCGGTGCGCGTCGAGGCGCGCGCACGGGCAGTGCTGCTGAGGGTGGAGGTCTGGCGGGGCATGACGCGCGGAATGTAGGGATTGCCCCCACGCCACGCGTCACGGATTCATAACGTCAGCGGGTTTAAACCGCCAAGCGGTCGAGCGCGTCGTTGATGCGCCGGCGCAGCGACTCGACACCATCGGCTGCGCCGGCGATCTGGGCAGCGATCTGTGAGCCATAACCGCTGCCGGCGGCATCGGTGCCCGCCTTCTCGGGCGGGGACGGAAGCAGCACCGGGCAGAGGCGGTCGATGAGCGCCCCCAGCTGCATGTTTGCGTCCTCCACACTGCGATACAGCCGGTCCAGCGCGACCGCAGTTTCCGGCTTGTCGACAGCTACGGGAGCGTTCGCGTTTGCGAGTTCGGCGAGCCGGCTCAGCGACGTGGAGGTTTTCGCCTGCTTTGCAATGGCGTCGTGATACATGGTGGTTCTCCTGAGTGCCGCCGCAGAAGCCGGGGCGGCTGCGGCGTTTCAGCTCTCGGCGAACAGGTCGGCCTGGTCCTCGGGCTCAGCCTCCGCCCTACCCTCTCGCTCCGCTCGTTCCTGCTCCAGGCGCTCGCGGCGCAGGCGATCCTCCAGCCCTTCCTCGCCCGCCGGCCGCGCGCGCCAGACCAGCGCCCAGCCGACGGCGCCCTCGCCCTTCAGCCGGTGCAGTTCCGTGCGCACGCTGCTGGGCTTGGCGTCGAACTTCACCGCCAGCTGCTCGATGGTGATGTCCTCGTCCGGGTTGGCCTCGAAGAAGGCGAGCATGCGGCGGCGCAGGCCGATGCGCTTGCGCTGCTGAGCCTGCAGTTGGGCGCGGCGGCGCTGGATGCCGGTCAAACGTCCTCCTGGTTACGGCGCTGCGCGCGCTGGTGGCGCGACTCATAGCCGTCGCTGGTGCCGACGTGGAAGTGCCGGCAGTGCTTGCAGTGGTACGCCTGCATCGGCAGGCCCTTCTTCTGCCGCATGATCCGGGCGCGGCGCGCCGCCTCACCGTGGCTGGTGAAGCGGCTCTTGCCGGTGCAGCCGCGGATCCAGCCGTCGGGGCGGTTCGGGGTGTTCATCGGCACCTCATCAGCGCTTGCAGCCTGCGCGGCGTGCCAGCCGCCCAGCGCCACCACGCCTCGGCGGCCGACGCACCCAGCCCGATGCGCTCGCGGCTGTCGAGCATTCCGGGCTTGCCGGGTACCGGTGTGCCGCACAGCCACCACCCCTCGGCTTTGAGGAGGCGCGGAGTCACGCCGCCGCTCCCTGCAGTTCCGCCTGCGCCACGTCGACCAGCTTCCACACCTCCACGCGAACGCCCGGCGTGGCGCTGTAGCGCTTGCGCTGCGCCCCGTCAACCACCTGCACGTCGTCGCGCCACAGCACGCCGTTGCAGCCGTCGTACACGGCCTTCAGCACGTTGTCGGCGTCGGGCTTGGTCGTCGGCAGGATCTCACCGGCCAGTGCCATGCGCTGCTTCTTCTGCGACCACGAGGCCGGCACCGGGCAGTCGATGTGCAGGCTGCAGCCGAGCGGGCCTTCGAGCAGCGGGCGGCCAGCGAGCGCCTGTGCTGCCGCGTGGGCGATCAGGCCCTCGTAGGCAACGGTCTTGCTCGGCGTGAACATGCGCGCCTGACCAGCGATCTTGCCGACGCGCGGGCGGCCCTTGCCCTGCGGGGCGCCAGGGACGGTGAAGCGGATCACGCTGCCCCCTCCGCATTCTTGGCCTGCCACAGGCGGGCGTCCGGGCCGCAGGGCGAACCCTCATCGCGCGCGCTGATGCAGCTGAAGGCGCCGTACCAGCCCTTGCCTGGCGCGGCATCGCAGGCCAAGCCGCCGCCGTTGCGCTTCTCGTGGTTCTGAGGCATCTCGCGCTGCCAGCGACACGTCGCGCACTGCTCCCGCTGCTGCCACCACAGCGCGGTGCGCGGGTGAACGGTCAGAAAACGCTCGTCGATCTGCATCGTCGGCTCCTGGTCAGGTTAGGTCTGGCGTTGAAACGGCACACAGAAACGGCACGGCACAGGGCCGAAACGGCACGCAAAACGGCACGGCACAGTGCCGTTTTGCTAACGCGCGCGCGAGTGCCGTTCCACTGTTTGTGCCGTTTTGGTGTGCCGTTTTGGGGCTGAAAACGGCACACATCAGTTGCCCCCTTGCAGCACGATGACGTGGCGTTCCAGACCGGCGATCTCGATCAGTCCGGCGTTCATGGCCCAATCGCGGGCGCGGTAGAAGGCAACCTTGCGGGCGTGCGCGTCGGTGATGTCGGGGATGGCTTCGTAGAAGGCCTTGCGCAGTTCCTTCTCGGTCATGCCGTTTTGCACGACCTCCATCAACTTGGCGTTGCGCCCGCCGCGGCCGCCCTTGGCTTCTCGAGCGACGGCAGCCAGCAGTTCCTCGGCGTTGTTCACGGCGCGGGCGGCCAGCGAAGTGATGGCCTCGTTGTCCTCGTCGCGGCCGAGTTCGCAGGACGTGAGCGAGAAGGTCGTCGGGTCGAACAGTTCGCCGTCCTTCTGCTTGTGGCACTCGACGGTGGCGAGCATCTGCTTCTCGTCGCGGAAGACGCCGAACATGAAGTCGACGTTGGCGCGCAGAGCGCTGGAGCCGCGCGGCCGCTCCGTCGCCTGGTGCCCGCTGTGATGGATCACCATGACGACGCACCGCCACAGCGAACGGAACTTGGAGCCGAGCTCGCGCAGGTAGGCGCTGACCTCCTGAGCACTGTTTTCCTCGCCATCGAAGGTCTGGCTCATCGTGTCCACGATGACGGCGGCAGGCTCGACGCCGATGGCTTCGGCAGCCTCGACGACGCGGCCGGCTTCCTTGCCCAACGAGACAGCCACGGGCACCACGTAGAACGGCAGGCCCTTCGTCTTCAGGCCGCGCTGCTGGTGCCATGCCTTGATGCGGCGCCACAGGCCCGCGCCGCCCTCGGCAGCGATGAAGATCACGGCGCCCTGCTTCGTCTTGCGGCCGAGCCACGGCATCCCATGTGCGACGTGCAGGGCGTAATCCAGAGCGATGAACGACTTGAACGTGCCCGAGCCACCGAACAGGACACCGATGCTGTCGGCCGGCACGACATGCTTGACCGACCAGGTGATGGACTGATGCGCTTGCTCAAGCTCGGCCAGGGACAGCAACGGGAGCGTGCCGCGCGCGGGCGACTGCTCGACCACCGGCCCGCCGGTGTTCTTCCACCCTTCCGTCTGCGCCATGGAGAACACGCTGTTGAGGCCGACGCCGGACAAGCCGCGGCGGTGGAAACTGCGCCACACGCGTAGCTGGTCCTGGGGGTCGTACTTGGCCGACGACTGGCTCCACGCATCCCACGCGGTGAATCCCTCCTGCGTCGGCATCTCGTTGTGGATGGCCATGCCGACCTGCAGCCAGGTTTCCCGGTCGTCGGCCGCGATGTACGGCAGCGCCTCGCCGAGGCTGGCGCGACGGCGCGGGTCGATGGTGGGGGCCGGAGCACTGGCGGGCAGCGTGGCCGGCTTGGAGCGCGACAGGTCACGGATCCAGGTGGGCAGCGTGCCGGGGATGCAGCCCTCCAGCGGGTCGCTGGCGGCCTCCCACTCGTAGCGCTTGCCGCTTGGGTGCAGCGTGGGCTCGACGGCGATGTAGCCGTCTGCCTTCAGGTCAACGCCGGCGCCGAGTTTGCCGGGCAGGTTCTCCACCAGAGCGGCGGCGAAGACGCGATGCTCCCCGCCGCCGCCGGTGAAGGCCAGCACGTCGCTGGTGATGGGGCCGTGCTGGCTCTCCAGCTGGTCGATGGTGTCGATGCCGCCGTTGCGCGGGTCGATGTCGACGGCGACCAGGCCTGACTGCTTCAGCGCGATGCCGATGCCCGCGTCGGGGTGGGCACTCCACCACTGCTGCACGGCGGCGGGGTCGTTGGTGGCGTCGTGGAACCCGTTGTGCACGAGACGGCCGAGGGGCTTCTTCGTGCCGGGATCCAGCGGCAGCACCCACCAGCCCAGGCGCACGTAGGCAAGCGCGTAGGACAGCGCCGAGCGCGCTGCGTTGATGTCGGTGATCTGGGCGGTCAGATGGAGCCTCTGTTCACGCCGCCTTGGCGCTCGCCTGCAATTCCTCGAGCACCGTGAGCTTGTCGCGGCGGGCGAGGAACTGCGTGATGGTGGTGTTGCCGCAGACCGCCTGGAACGCCGCGATCTTCTCGGCGGGCAGGCTGCGGCGCTTGGGGCTGTCGTCTTCGTGCAGGTAGTCGCTGACGTGCTTGGCGTAGAGCTCCGCCTCGGCCGCGAGCTGCAGCTGCGTCATGTAGTGAACGCGCCGGAGGCGCCAGCACAGGCGCACGGCCTGGCGGTAGGTGTGGACCTGCCGTAGCAGGGTTGAGGGGACGACGGAAGGCCCGTCGATGCGTCCGAGCAGTGGGAGCTGCTTCTGGTCTTCCATATGGGTGCCTCCATAGGAAAAACTCACCGAATCCCCGGTTTCATCCCCTGTTAGGCGGGGCGAAAAATGGGGCACGTGAAAGGCGGAAACAGCAACGCCTTTCTGCTGCCCCCAGCCGTCGCAGCCGGTGCCGGCGGAGGCACCCGCAGGCCGCATGGCCTTGACGGTGGAGACAGCAGAAAGGCGTCTGCCCAGGGAGGGCAAACGATGTGCGAGAGGGGAAGCGATGGAATGGACGAACGAGCACGCAGCCTGGGCGCGCGCGAAGCTGCGCTGGCTGCTGCGGGGAGGGCGCCCTGCCTCGGATACGCTGGTGGTCCCCACGACTACCAGCCCAAGGAGGGCGCCCATGGAACCGTTTGCCACGGCGCAGGCCGACATCGAAGCGCTGAAGCTGCTGATGACGGCGCTCATTCACACGCTCCCGAAGGCGGATCAAGGCGTGCTGCGAGCGAACGTAGAGCGCGTGCTGTCGCGGCTCGAAGACCGCATGCTGTACTCGACGATGAGCGACGAGCAGCAGACGCGGGCGCAGGAGGTGGCTCGCAAGCTCGCAGGGCTCTGACGATTG